TACGTTGCAGAAGGAACTTGATAAGGGTGTGTATTCCTACAGGGACGTATGCAAAACTTGTAAGGAAGTCTACACCAAGAAGCAGACTGAGAGCAACGTCAGAGGATTGCAGAAGAAGATAAATGCACTCACCAAGCAGGCTAATAAATATAATAAATTAATGCAAAAATCGGCGGAGAGGCATTCCAAGCTTAAAAATAAACTTTCAATCAAAGATTGGATGGAACTTAAAGCCAAGCATGACGAGTATTTATCGCAGGAAAAAACGAGAAAGGACTATAATGACCTTCTCTCTAGAATATCCGCTAGAGAGGCTGAAAAGAAGTTTTGTGACGTTAATTACGATGTCATGAGATTCTGGGAAAAAGCTTTCTCAGAACAGGGGATAATTAAATATTTTATAAGAAATATTCTAGATTATCTCAATTTTAAGACAAACGAATACCTGTCGATCCTAACTAATAATCAGTTCTCTATACTATTCAATGAAGAGCTAGAAGAGACTATAACTAATAACCGTAGAAAGTTATCTTTTATATCTTTAAGTGGTGGAGAGAAGCGTAAGATTAATTTATCAGTTATGTTGGCTTTGCAGTCGTTGCTAACCCATACTTCTAAGGAACAATCTAATATAATGTTTTTTGACGAGATTGCTGAGAATATGGACGAGGACGGTTGCAAGGGTATACATAACCTGCTAAAAGCTCTGAAAGCGGAAGATAAGACTATATTTTTAATTACTCATAACGCTTATCTTAAGAGCTTGTTGGACGGATGTCAGATACTAAACATACAAAAGAAAAATGGTGAGAGTGTAATACTATGAAGATTAAGCAACTTAATGAACTGGGTCAGAAGATTTTTGAACACCGTTACGCCTATCCAGGTGAGACGAAGTATAGCGACCGTTGCCGTGCAATGGCGAAGCATATCTCATCTGCTGAGAAGGATGATGAGAAGGAATTCTACGAGCGTAGATTCTTTGAGGTGCTTGCCACAGGCGACTTCGTTCCTGGTGGAAGAATCATATTCGGCTCAGGCAGACAGAAGCAAAACATGCTTAACTGCTACGTCCTTGAGCCAGAGGATAGCGTAGATTCAATCGGCAAGGTTATTGCCGATATGTATAAGATCTCTTGCGCTGGTGGTGGTATTGGATTTAACTTTAGCAAGATCCGTCCAAAGGGTGATGATATTCAGAATATCAAGAATTCTGCTCCAGGTGCCGTATCGGTCATGCAGATGATCAACGAGATCGGTAATCATGTCCGCGCAGGCAAGAACCGTAGAACTGCTCTCATGGCTGAGTTGAATGTTACTCATCCAGATATCATTGAATTCCTTCACGTTAAGTTGGATCTTGGTCAGCTTACTAACTTCAATATTTCAGTAGCTATTACTGACAGATTCATTGAAGCTTGTGAGAACAACGAAGATTGGTATTTCACGTTTAACAACCGTAAGTATCACACTTACGAGATGACCCGCGTAAGCCCTAAGGGTGAGCGTGAACAAGTTACTAGCATTGGTCTTGATGAGAATGATGCTATTGAGCGTGTAAAGCTTCACAACCTTAAGAACTATGGTGATACGTTTGAGAACGCATTCCGTAAGGACATGAAGGCTAAAGAGTTGTGGGATCGAATCTGGGAGAACTCAGTTAAGTCTGGTGATCCTGGTATCTTCAACATTGACCTAGCTAACAATTACACCAACGTATCCTACTTTGAGCGTATGAATGCTACGAACCCATGTGGCGAGATTACGCTTCCACCATACGGCAACTGCTGCCTTGGTAACATTAACCTTGCAAACATGGTTGATGACGAAACTGGTGAATTTGACTGGAAGCGTCTTGCACAAGTGGTGCGTGTTGGGGTAAGATTCTTGGACAACGTGCTTACCGTAAACCACTACCCAATTCCTGAGTGCAACGAGGTAGGTCAGCGTTCCCGCCGTATCGGCCTTGGCGTTATGGGCATGCATTACATGCTCATCAAGGCAGGAATCAAGTATGGTTCCGAGAAGTGCCTTGAGTTCTTGGATCGTTTGTTCACCACCATTCGTGATGAAGCTTACAAGGCTTCGGTATACCTCGCTCGGGATAAGAAGCCATTCCCTGCGTTTAATGCAAGACTCTTCCTGCAAGAAAACTTTGCGAAGACTTTGCCAGCTAGAATCCGTATGATGATCCGCGAGCATGGTATCCGTAATGCCGTAATGCTTACCGTTCCTCCAACTGGAACGATCTCCATGGTGCATGGTGTATCTAGCGGCATCGAGCCAATCTTTGCAGCTATGTATAAGCGTCGTTATCGTGTCGCCAATACGTGGGCCGAGGAAGTTGTTCTCGATCCATTGTTCAAGGAATACATTGAAAAGGGTAAGAATCTAGATTTGTTCTTAGGTGCTTATGATGTAACTCCTGAAGAGCATATTAAGGTTCAAGCCACAATTCAGCGTTACATTGATAATGCGATCAGCAAGACCATCAATCTGCCAGAGTCATCGAAGTGGGAAGATATCGCTCAGGTAGCTCTTCAATACGCACCTTATCTCAAGGGACTTACGGTATACCGCGCTGGATCTAAGGGCATGGAGCCACTCCAGGCAATTCCATTGACTCAAGAGAATATAGCACAGTATGCCAAGCCAGCGAACGCTGCTGAGACTGCATCGGCAGAGGTTTGTAGAATTGGAGATAATTCCTGCGGGAGCTAATATGCCATCTTACACCATAAAGTATGAAAAGGGAGAGAGAGTAATTTACGAAGACGGTCGTAAACTATCTCCCAAAGAAGTTAAAGCTTACGATAAAGAAAAAGAAGATCGTGCTAAGGATATTACCATGATTTGTAACAATTGTGGTAAGCATGGATACTCTCTTGCAAAAAAGAATGGGGAGCCTAGAAAGAAGATGTGTCCCGAGTGCGGTGAGCAGATGGTTCAACACTTCTCTATTCTCGTAAAGAAGGATGAATCTCAAGTCCGTCGAAAGACTGAAAGATACAATCATTATGGAATGGATAAGGATCAAGCTGAATCTTTCTATAAGACATCTTTGGAAAGATCTCAGCGAGCCATAGACGGAGTAGGGGGAGCCTCCCACTATAAAGCTGTAACCCCAGATATGGATTACATGGTTAAAAATGGTTTAGCTAAACCAATGTCTGACACAGAGGTAAGAAAAGCACAAGAAGCTAGAAAAGACATGGTTGTAAAGCACGTAGGAAACAAGAAAAAATTTAAAGTAGGTCGTTCAAACAATTCACAATCATCAAAATGAGTTATTCATTCTCAGATAACATTCAGCGTGGTATTCTTTATCTTATCAAGCATGATCGGGATTTCTACTCTCAGATTGTAGGGCTAATCAAGCCTGAATACTTTGAGTTCCCATCTTACTCGTTCATCTTTGATCGCATTAAAGGTTACTACGATAAGTATAAGACTATCCCACCTGATGACATTCTTCTTGAGGATATCAAGAAGAGCATTCCCAAGGGCCAAGACTTCTCAGATTACGAGGATGACATTCTTCAGATCAATAACATTGATCAGTCTGTCCTCGACAATCGTGAGTTCGTTCTTGATCTAGTAGAGGACTACGCGAAGAAGCAAGCCATTTCTCATGCAATCAAGGAAAGCGTTCTTCTGCTCAAGGAGAATCGTATTGCCGAGATCGAAGAGAAGGTGCGTCAGGCAATGCTCGTTTGCCGTGAGGTCAATGTAGGTCAAATCTACTTTGATGACGTTGATGCCCGTTTCCACCGCCAATTCGACAATAAGGACAAGAAGCGGTTCAAGACAGTGTTCAATACTCACAACGAGTTCCTAGACGGCGGCTTGAGTGCCAAGGAGCTTGCAATGGTCATCGCTCCCCCTGGCGTAGGAAAGTCGCTATACCTCGTCAATCAGGGTGTTGCTGCCATCAAGGAGAATAAGAAGGTTCTTTATATCTCACTAGAGATGGCTGAGGATAAGATTGCTCAGAGATTCGATGCCATTCTAACCATGGTCCCCACTACTAGGCTTAAGGAGATCTCCTCCCTGCCCACGGTGAAGGATCGTCTCACGAAGGTGAAGGCTAAGTATGCAGATTCAAGACTCATCATTAAAGAGTTCCCAACGGGGCAACTCACGGTTAATCAGATTCGGGCACTACTTGTTCAGCTTAAGCTGCACCATGATTTCGTTCCCGATATACTTATTGTTGACTATCTTGAGCTTCTGCGCCCTAATCGTGTCATTGACGCTGAGTATCAGGCTCAGGAGAGAATCGCTCAGGAACTTCGCGGCCTCGCCATGGAAAACAATATCCTCGTTTGGACGGCAACTCAAACAAACCGTCAGGGGAAGAAGGTAGCCACTATTACCGACGCAGAGCTTGGTGATAGCTATGGCAAGATTCGCCCTGCCGATTGGGCTATCTCCCTCAACCAGACGCAGGAAGAATACGACAAGGGCAGAATGCGTGTATACGTCGTAAAGGCCAGAGACTCCAAGCAGCACTACACTATCCATGGTGCGGTTAACTATACTAACCTTACAATGGAAGAGATGAGTGCAGAGGAAGCTCAGGCTCAGGATGCTAGCGAATAAAAGTTAATATTTAATCACATCTGCTATAATACAGTATGCGATTTTATCCAAAAGAAAACTTAAGCAAGCTAGATCCTGAAGCTTATTTTGAATTAACTCAGGAACTGTCTCAGATCGACAAGAATGATATAGTTTCTGAGTTAACTAAGCATCCTTCCATCTATTCGTATTATAACGGGCTGATGATCATGCAGAAGGGTAAGCTGGACAGATTAAATAATAATCTGTTGCATTTTTACTCTTCTGTTCGTAAGGATGAATCCGAGAATAACCGATCCAAGGGTGGAAAGGCTACTGCGGTATACTTGGACGATTTCGTTAATTCCAATAGTGAATACTTAGATTTTAAAAATAAAATTCAAGAGGAAGAGCAGATCTACTTGCTTTTGAAGTCGGTTTGTATTATGCTAGATCACAAGAAGGACATGTTGATTCAGCTTAGTGCGAACCTCAGATCCGAGACAAAACTTTACAACCATTAAAAATAGAGAAAAATCATGAATTTGAATGAATTGCGTAAGAAGCACGAAGAACTCCTTAAGGGCGGACAACAGAAGTCTAGCTCTGGTAACAACCTGGACAACTACCTGAAGGTGGAGCCTGGGAAGAACATCATTCGTATCCTCCCTTGGAAGGATGATTCGAAGCAGTTCTTCTCTGAGGCTGTCATCCATCGGTATGAGTCCGAGGAAGGCCGCATCCAGAACTACTACTGCCGCAAGACTCAGAACGAATCGTGCCCTGTGTGCGATTTCTACTTTGAGTTGTGGAAGATGCACAAGGAGCTTGGCCTCCCACCGAAGACGAAGAGCAAGTTTGGCGATCTTGCAACTAAGATCAAGGG